CATTCCATCATGTTCGACGATTTCGCCCGTCTCTTTGTTTCGATATTTTTCGAAGTTAGACTGCATTTTTTCCCTCCGCTAAAACTCCTGTGGCAATCCATTGCGCTAAGACTTGAAGAGTTGTAGCAAAAAAAATGGCCTCTGGATTGCATTGCGCCCACGCCATGACCATTCCCAGCAAAACTGACAAAGGTATAGCTGTTAGTCCCAAAAGAAGAAGAGCAAGTTGTTTAGAATGCATTTTTATCTCCAAAATTACTTAAACACTTAGGGCAGGTAAAGAAATTCGTTTCCCTCCCATTCCTATCGTAAGATTTTGCGAAAACAGGCTCGGTTATTCCATGAACCTGGCAAACTCTTAAATTCTTGCGATTTCCTTTTGAATTGACAGCCTTAAGGGTCTGTACCTCGTCGTCAGAGAGCGTCTGATATTCTGGCTTTGAGAAATCGAGGTAGGCGGCTTTTCTATTTGTCATTTTTTACCTCAAAACAAATTACCCAAACCCACGGCGAAGCCTCAAACTTCTCTTCTGGTTTTTTGTGGGTTGCGTTCCAAGCGCGCTTAAAAACATTTTTTGTTGAGAAATTATCTGGCTTATGTTTCCAAAAAATAAAAATTCGCTTAGTTTCAATATCTTGAAAACTCGCTTTGATTGTCGGTTTTAATTCGCTCACAGATTGCATTAGGTAAGTTTTTAAACGGTTTTTTTCTTTTTACGAAGTCAACACGATGTAAAAGAGTAAAAACATGATGATCGCGCCCAAAACCGTGTTTAAAGCGATGTCATACTGCTCGACTAGATCGACGGCTTTTTTTGTTTTTTTTCGGGTTTTTGATTTTGGTTTTTTCATAATTTTTGAAAATTTTAAAAAAGTCTCTGCACTCTAAAAAAAAGAAAAAGAAAGAGTAATTGTAATTGTAAGAGAATCGGGAGGATTGTTAATAACCTCGCCAGACTTAGAACCTCTAGCAATTTGCAAAAAAACCTGTCAATAAAACTGTTGATAATTTGTTAACAACTCCAAAATGTTTCACAGAAATTGTTTCACAGACTTTTTGGCTTCGCCAAAAAAGAGAGAGATTTTTAAAGTTGATGTTTTTTTTGAGAAACTAAGGCAATTGCACTAACTGCCTTAGAATCACCTGGAGCGTGAGAGATTTTTTCGACCTCTTCGCGAATGTTTTTTAAGCGCTCCAAAAATTTCATTTCCTCTTCGCACTTTCCATCGGCCTTTTGGCCTTCCCAAGAAGCAAAAGCCTCGTTGAAAAGCTGCAAATAGTACTTGTCTGCGAACTGAATCCAAAATTGCGGCGCTTTGTGAAAAGTCTCGGCAAAGCTGTGCATGACCATTCCGAGCCTCTTTTTATAACTTCCGTTGTGCTTGAACATAGAGGGTATGAAGACAACATGATTTTCAGAATCATACTGAAGAAGCCTCGGCTTTCTCTTATTGAAAAAATCAAAAACCTCGTCAATTTCACTTAGTTCATACCGAAATGGTGAATTTTGAAAAGTGCCACGATAAAGTTCATAGATGCCAGTGCAGTTCTGATCTACGGCAGCTTGAGGACCCTGCACGCAATAACTGAAAACGCGACATTGGCGATCATTCAAATCTTGGGTCAAAGGATCGACCCAGAATCTAGGAACTAGAATGCGATATTTTGCCGCCATAGTTATTCCTTATTTTTTTCGATGTTACGAACCGCCGCATGATAAATCATCTGAAGCAAATTCTGGTATGTTTCGAAATCGTAGCGACTGGCGTGTTTTTCAAAAAAATCCAAATCTCTTTCAATTGGAAAAGATCGATCTAAAGACCTCCGCTCAATCCACAATCTAAGGCTAAGCGGCGACACGTGACTGTTCAGCAATGCTTCTCAAATACCTCAGGGTCAATTCCAGACTCTGATCACTAGACAGTGGGTCATTGATTTCTGTTTCGATTTTTAAAAACGAAGCCAGTGGAAGCCTGATACTGTAACTCCAGGAGAGAGCTCTGATCTGATTAACTAAGTCTTCGCGACTGGCGTGTTTCAAACGCAAATGTGGCGTGATGTCGATGATGTTTGACATGTTGATTTTGGTTTTTAAATGTGATGGCAACCTCGCTAAACGCGGGGCTACCAGATACCTGGGTGGGTCAGGGGGCGCAATCCAGCTAAGATAATTCCCCCTGCCCATGCCGGGAGCTTTCACTCCCAGGCATTCTTTTATTCGGCTAGACGCCGAAGTTGTTCTTTTACTTTTTCTGTGAGCTTGACTTCTCTAGTTTCGCCAAGCTTTCCTTCTTCAAAATAGTTTAAAATTTGAATCAAACCTTCTTTCTCAAGCTGTTTTAATGCGCGAAAAAGAACTGTTCGTTTCAGGCCGCAATTGATTTCAAATTCCGAACTGTTCGCACAACACTTTCCTTCTGAAAAAATTTTACTGATTACAAACCCAAAAATGATGTTCTTTTTTTGCTGTGCGTTCAATTGCGAGTAAGGCAAATCGTTCATCTCCTTTAAGTCTAAGTGAATAAATTTTTCCGATAAAAATTGTTTCAAACTCATTTAGATTTACCCCCTTTATGAAACTGTTTAGATTGACTTCGCACAAATTTTTTTCGCAAAAAAGAATCGAACCTGCGATTTGTTTCAATTTTGGATTTTTTTTGCTGGCGAAGAAGTTCATGTTTTTTAACCAAAAAAATTAAAGATTGTTTAACAAAATACCAAAAGAGTAGGGCCGCGGCCACAACTGCGAATAAAATAAGTTTCAAGTGAGCTAACATTTGCGGGTTTAGAAAGATTAACACTAACGAGCTTGCGCTAATTGGAGAACGGGAGTTTCGAACAGAGCGGCAACATCTTGGCGAACTTCTGAAAGCGGAGCGCCTGAAGCTTTAATGACAGCGCCAGCTCCAAGGCCAAGGAAAAGCGCTGTAAAAGTGAACAAAAAGAGACAAGCAAAAATCTTGTCAGATAAATTTTGAGTTTTAATCATAAAAAAAGACTTAATTTTGTTTTAAAGGGACGGTTGAGTTTAGGCTTGGGGGAAAAGTTTCGCAGACGGACCCCCAGCTTTTTTTGGTGTTGTTTTAGGCGTACAAGGCCAGCAGATCAAAAATTTTCGATTTTTTTACAATCCTTGGAAATAATTTTGCAAAAATCGCGCAAATCGCGCAATAAGCTTCTGATAAAGTAGCGAGTAGCATTAAGATAAAAAATGCAGAAACGCTTAAAAAAATAAAAATTAAGTATTTGTAAATTTTCATAAGTTTTTAGTTAAATTTGGTGGCCCCGCAGGCAGCTTTTAGGGCTGTGGAGTCCTGCGGGATGAGTTAAAATTCAAATTCTTGTGCAAGATTGATTAGTTTATTGCCAATTCTGACAAAAGCTCCGTCTGAGCCGGTGGAAATTCCAGCAACATTTGCAGTGTCAGTTATGTAAATCTTGCCAATCGCGTTGTCGAATGATTCTTCTTTGTGTAAACTATCGTTGAAGTCAGAAGCAAGCTCAACAGCGCATTCTACGTTAGCCATCTTATTAACATTAATGGCATCCAATAATTTGATTTGGCCCGCACTTAGTTTAAATTTGCCATATTTAGCCGGCCAAGATTCTGCAATTCCTAGCGACACGCCGCGGTCGCTGTTTGCGTAAATCATTTTTGATCCATCTTTTTTTGCGTAAATTTTGAACTTCACTTTCATAAATTTTACCCCGTTTTTTAATTTTTATTTTTTGCCAACCACTCCAAACAATTTCGAAGCGATGAGCGATTGTTAAAAGGGCTGAAAATAAGAAACAAGGGAAAAGTTAAATAATTTAACCCCCCAGTCTCAAAATGGGATTAAGCAGACAAAAGAAAGTTAAAACATCAGCCGGAACCTACAGCGCAGCAGCTCAAATAAAAATCAAGAGAAAGTTAAATAATTTTACTAAATTGTTTTGAGTGTGCAAAAAATAGAAGCTTGCTTATTAATTCTAAACTTTTAACTAATTGGCGATATAGCAAAAGTGTTTTAGCGGGAAATTTTGTGCCTTTTTATTTTATGAAGTAAAAACAATTAACTTGATGACGCAGTCAACTGACTTAAAAACATATCGAAAAGAGTATCTCTCTGAAAAAGAAATGGTTAAATTTTTTGAAGATTTATCAAAAAAATTTAATCAAGAAACCTTTGCGGCCAAAATTAGAGCCAACTCAAAAACTATTACTGGCTGGAAAAATCGCAAAAAAGTACCTTTTTATGCTAAAATCATCTTAGATCAGGACGCTACAATTGACCAGCTCGCGGCAAAGTACGCTGCAAAAAATGAGCAGTATTTGAAATTATTGCAATCAGTTCAGAAATTAACTAGTGATGATAAATGAGACCAGAAGAACTACAAAAACCAACAAACCACCAGCCAACTCCAGCAAAGAAGGAATCCAAAACCCCGCTTGTGTCAGTTCTAGTTTTGATGGCGCTGATTGCGGCTTGGGGAATTTATCAGATAATCTTAACTTTTTTAGAATAAAATTATGTATATTACGGGACATATCTTTTTTTTCAAATCTAGCAAAGACGCGTCGCTATATGATATTTGGCTGCAAGAATTAAATGCACGCGCAATAATCGACGAAAAGTTGAATTATGAAAATGCGGGAGAAGGCAAGCGTGCAATAAATAATTTTACAATTAACCTTAAAAGATTTTTTGGAATTGAAAAAATTCTCGATTCAAGATTCGTATTGTGGAAAAATGGCCTTCTGCAAGCAAAAGATGAGGATTTCGTCATTGTCGGACGGCATTCGATCAAGTTTCTGAAAGAATGGTTGGAAAGTGACTCACTGATTTTCAAAGTTTTGTAGAGAGGCACTGTGCGGAGTTATTCAGCTAATTTAATTTGAGGCAATTATCCCCTTTCAACAAGTATAATGGGGAAATAAATTGATTTCATAGGACTGCTCCTGATAGGTTTTGGTGTGCGAATACTAAAACTTAAAACGGAGCAATCTTATGAGTGAAAATGACAATAATTTCTTACCGAAAGAAAAACAAGAAAAGGCTTTAAAATGGCTAAATGACAAATGGCCACAACACAAACGAGAATGCGAAATATGCGGAACTTCAAATTGGGATATTCAGCCGTTTTTAACCACGCCATTACTCTACAAAGACAACTCTATAAATCTTGGCGGGATGTCTGTGCCGCAAGTATCAGTGGTTTGCAAGAATTGTTCAAACACAAAATATTTCAGCGCAATACGGATGGGGCTAGAAGAGGTGAAGAAAGATGGAGAGAACAATGGGGAAAAATAATAAGAAACCTAAGTCTTCTCTTGAATTTGGGGGCCTCTCAAATCTTGTTGTTACAATGCCTGAACCGACAAAATATCATCTTATTGAAGATGGAAAATTTCAGGAGTTTATGAAAGTCAAAAAACCAAAGTGTTTGGTAGTGGCAAGTTGTTGTCTTACTTACATTCTAGGGGGTCTTGATAAAATTGACCTACTGAATGCGATTATTAAAACTCATAAAATAGATTTGACCCTGTCACAAGGAATAGAGCTGTTCCTTTTTATCGGCGCTGCTATTGGAGTAGTGGTTTTTGGAATTGCGGCTTGGATTGCTGAATCTGATTACAAAAAAATTCTAAAGGATATTGCTTCTCGCCCAGCCATAGTGATTGACCCCAAAATAATCGATAAAATGTATGCCTCGCAAAAAACCAAATAAAAAATCAGAGGTAGCTAACAAAGTCGTTTTCAATGCCTTGATTAGCAAGGCATCCAAACCTTTGCCACCAAAGAAGAAAACAAAGGCGTAGCCGCTTTTCTTCTGTTGTAGCGATAAGCAAATTCATTCACATAAGTTTGAAGATGTTTAGGGCTTACGAAGTGATAAGTGCCGTTGATTGATCTTTTGAGTTGAGACCAAAAGCCTTCAAGGTTGTTGGTGTGAGCAGCTCCTTTTACAAACTGTTTTCTGCCATGATCTACTGTGTCGTGGTTGTAGCCAAGTTTGCCTAAATTGCTGTAGCCGCGATATTCATCAGTTTTGATTTCGGCAGTAAGAGCAATGTTATTTCTAACGAATGGTTGAATCGTTGAGCTTGAAGTATTGCCGACAACTTTAGCGATAATGTTGCCGTCTCTCTCAACCGCAGCCAACACAGGAGTTTTCTTCTTGGTTGATCTGCCTTGAGCGTTTGGAGTTTTCTTAGAAGCGTGTTTGTTAGCTTCTTTGCCGCCGTAGTAAGTTTCATCAATTTCTACGGTGTTTTGCAGCTTCTCAATATCTTCATCGAAGAGCTTACGAATCTGCTGACCCATGCGGTAAGCGCATTTGTAGGTCACTCCGATTTGGCGTTGAAGCTCCATTGCAGAAACTCCGTTTTTAGAAACTGAAAAAAGGAAGATTGCGTGAAACCAATTTTTCAAACTAGTTGAAGACTTGTGAAAAATAGTGTTTGCGAGCGGGTGAATCTGAAAAGAACACCAAGCGCAAGCATAACATTTACGATCTGAAACGCGGTGATAGCTGAAAGAATTTTTGCACTCAGGGCAGTTTTCTAAATGTCCGTAACGATTCGCGAAAACTTCATCTAAGCAAGCATCGTCATTCGGATATTTTTTATTGAACTGCTTAATTGTGAATTTTTCTTTTTTCATAATTGACCCGTTTGATTAACAACTGAGCCAACTGTAAAAATTATTTACTTGTTGTCAAGGGATAATTGCCTAATTTGATTATTGATTTTTTTTTATGTTAAAAAAACTCCTCTATTCCGCCTGCATCACCTTCGGCACGGCCTCCGTGGTTCTAATTTTTTACCCATTTTTTGACGAATCAGTTTCAATTATGAGATTTTTACCGGCTGCTATAGCGTGCGGCGCCAGCGCGTTTGCTTCGCTGCACGGAAAATGGCAAATTGAAGAAATGGAAGAAACTGAGAGGCTTGACAGAGCGGCAAACAGAGCTCAGCTAGAGCCCGCTCAACAAGTTAATGTCGAGCCACAACGGCAAAATACAACAAATGATGCGCGGATGACGGGTCGTGTAGTCGTAAACTTCGCTACTAGAGTCGTGAATCACTTTGCAAGAGAAAGATAGGGAAATAAAAAATTAAAATAAAAACGCCGGATTTACTCTAAATTCCTACTTTTTTTGTAAGAAATCGACCCATGCTTCCCGCTAGCAGTAGCAGCCACCGCGTGCAACGATAAAAACCTCATCAAATCTTCAAACTCAATCCCCTTCGGCACGATATTCAGCCGTTGCTTCACTCCGTTTAGCACAAACGCTCCCGCTAAAAATTGACCATCACTAGAGCGGCCTAGCTCAATGACTAAGTTGGTTTCTATTTTCATTTTTCTATTTTTTAAGTTTTTTTCGTAGTGATTCGACTTTTGCGCAAGCTTCTTGCGTAACGACCGGGCCGCGTGCTTTCGGCAATCCAAGACACTTTAGGACATTTCTTCTCGCCTTGTACCTTTTTTGGTACCCTCTAGCCAATCTCTTTTTTGCCTCTTTTTCCCTCTCTGCCAAATCTAGCTCCCGGCTCAACTGCTTCAAGTCTTCACGCAATCTGCGATTCTCGCGCACAAGTTTTACGATATAACTTTCTGAAAAAAAATTGGCGATAATTGAGGGAAATCGAATCATATCAAAATTTTAATGTTGTTGATAGTAAGTGAAGAAGGGGTAATGCGAAGAGTTCCAAGTTCCGTTTCGGCTAAATATGGCATCAACTGAGGATTTTTCGAAACAGCCTCTATTTTACGCGTCAACCAAAGCACAAACATAGCTGGACTTCTTGGCTTGACTTCATCAAGAATCGTCTGAAGATTTTTTATCATAAGTGATTATTTTGCAATAATGAGACGAATGACAAAAGACATTTTTAAAAGCAAATTTTCAATGCAAATTTTTAATAATTTTTTTCTTTTTTAGGGTGAAAAAAGCTGAGCGAAAAAAAAGACTGAAAGATAAGCTTTTAAACTCTTCTCCAGAGGAGACAGAGAAGCTAATTGATGTTCTAACTACCAGAAAGCCAAAGGCAGAAGTTCCCAGTGTGCGGGTAGCGCCGCAGGCGCAGGTGGGGAGACCAACGATAAGAAATCCCGAAATAGAAGCGGAGATATTAGACCGAATTTCAAAAGGTGAAAGTTTAAGAAAAATTTGTGATGATGAGCATATGCCAAATTTCACCACGATATACGATTGGCTTGCAAAAGATGAAGGCTTTGCCTATCATTACGCGCGCGCGCGCGATACGCAGGCGGATCATTATGTTGAAGAGACTGTTGAAATAGCGGATGATGGGCGTAATGACTGGATGGAGGCGAACGGTCAAGACTCCGTAGGTTGGCAACTAAATGGCGAGCATATACAGCGGTCACGCTTGCGAATAGATACGCGCAAATGGATAGCATCCAAGCTGAGGCCAAAAAAATACGGCGACTCAATCAAAGTTGAGACTGAAACGACAATCAAGAGCGATACTAGCGTCACTGACCCAAAAAAACTACTCACTACCGCCGAATACATCATCACCTCCTGCCTAGACCTACCTGCTTTAGAGTTTTTGAAAGATAAGCTTGAAGAGGCTCTAGCGAGGAAGCGAAGCGAGGGCGCCGTAATTATCAACCAATCTTAAACTCATGTTTTTAAACCTTCTCACCGTCCTTTTTATTGGCCTAAAACTAACTCACTACATTGATTGGAGCTGGTGGCTGGTTCTGTTGCCTACCTACGCTCCCTGGGTTTTCTTTGGATCTGTGTTTCTTTTAAGTTTAGTGACGGTATGGCTCGTGGGTGGTGAAGTTACTTGGAATGACAAAAAGTTTAGAATCAAGTAATCACCAAAACTAAACTTAATTATGATAAAAATTTCTACATCAAGAATTAATCAGCGCGATAAAAATGGTTGGGATGAAAGAGATTTTACTCCGCTGATGAAGGCTGTAGCTAGGGGTCATTTTAGAACCGTAAAACTACTAATTGAACAAGGGGCCAATGTTAATTCTTTAACAAACAAAGACGGGCTTTCAGCTTTAATGATAGCGATATTTTTTCCAAAAATTAATTTACGCGAGGACATTTGTCGATTTCTAATACATAGCGGTGCCACGCTTCCGAATTATGACACCGAATTCTATTACAGCGGTTTCGGAGGGGTTCCCTCAGTCTTAAGAGATTGGAATGTTTCTAAGAACATTTATCTCGCAACACAACAACCAATAATCACCAAACCCAAACTTATAGGACACAATGAAATTTCTAAAAGATTTTTGTTTAATGCTGATCGTCGCATTTGCTGCGTGCTTAATAAATTTCGTTGTGCTTTTAGTAGCGTTAGACGATTTCGATTTTCACACGATAGCAATTAACTCCATGGTTCCGATGGGTTTTTGTTTGGCGATTTGGGGAGCGGCGTTTTTAAACAATGAGGAATATGATAAATGAAACAAAATAACAAAATGAAGACCGAAGAGCTGCTTTGTCAAATGAGAGGCAAGCGGCATCAAAACAAGACCGAGGCGTGGGAAAGGGTTTTTAAGCTGGAAAAAAAGCTAGCAAAAAAATCAGAAAAAGTAGATTATCTTGCCACGAAGTATGATGATGATTGGATTTGGAAGAAAGAATAAAATTCTTCTTGCAACCTACATCCTATAACTATTAATTATAGGACGTAGATTTTAGCAACAGACAACATTAAGACTTATGATTGATAAAATATCTTTTAACGATGGTGATTTTAAAATGACGGAAGAGCTTAAAAAGGCCTTATCTGAAATTTCACGAGAGGATTCAATAAATTCTCATAATGCTGGAACTTTAGTTGGAGAAATTCTTTCTATTAACAACAATCAAGAATTAAGCGTTGAAAATCTAGAGAGCGGCTATCGCATAACTCACACTTCTGAAGAATTTGATATTGTGATTACCGGCAATTCCGCTGATTATATTTTAGCTAAAATCCTGAATGATGTTTTTGGAATTGAAGTAGATGGATTGTAATGAGATGTGAACTTTCGATTTAAACAACAATAAAACAAAAATCACTCATGCTAAGCGTCGTAATTGGCCGTTTTCAAACTCCATATCTTACACAAGGACATTTGAAGTTATTCGAAGAGGCCCGAAAAAACAGTCATCGAATTCTAGTTCTTCTTGGGATGTCAGCCGCAATGGGAACTGATAAAAACCCGCTTTCTTACGAAATGCGAAAAGCCATGATAGATGAAAAACTACCAGATGATTATCTGCTTCATTTCGCACCTCTTCACGATTGTCCAAGTGATAAAGATTGGTCGGATCAAAGCAGAATTGAGAGCCATGAGCTCGTGACTGTGTTTAAAAATGGCGAGGTTCTATGCTAAATGAATTCAATAAGAAAATCGCTGATCGCATGGCTAGGGGCGATGTTGGGGAGGAGAGACCAGACCGCGAAATCAACCAAGTTTACGTCTTAGTGTCCGAGGGCCGTGACGGAAAAGAGGGTTTGGTAGGGACTTTCCCCCCGTTTATATTTAGTGATAGAAAAACCGCTGATTTAGCCCTGAAGATGATGAGGCCATCAATTCTAAAGCAGTCCAAGGAAGCTGGTGTGAAGATTAAGCTTATGAGATTTTGCTTTAGGGAAACTTTAGAGAGGATTGAATAGTGAAATTCATAAAAATAAAAGACGCCCTAGTCAAAGCCTCAGAAGTTGCCTCAATTCGCATGATTTTAGATCAAAAAGATTGGGCGGGAAAGTCAATTTTTTGCATCGAATATCAGCTAAGTCACGTAGGCTTCGGAAGTGTGGCGTTTGATACAGCAGAAGAGGCTAGACGAGAATATGATAGGGTTTGCAAGGAACTAGATGCCAAAACTTAACGAAATCCTTCCAACCTACATTTCCGAAATCCTCTCTCGCAAACGTCCCAACACCCAATTATCACAAAAGCAGCAACTAGCCTTCTGGGCCACGCACCTAGGCGATAAAGAAATAAAAGAAATCACCCCCCTAGACATCGTGCGCGTTCGTGGATTAATTAAAGGTGCAGACGTAACGAAGAACGCTTACACTGCGGCACTTTCTCACGTCTTCACTATCGCACTAAAAGAATTTGGCGTAGTGGATCAGAACCCATGCCTCAAAATCAGTAAGCTAAAAAATCCCCGTGGTCGAGTTCGCTATTTATCAGACGAAGAACGTAAAAAGCTTCTAGTCGCATGCGAAGAGAGTGCAAATCCCTACCTATACGCGGTAGTTTTGCTGGCACTAACAACTGGCGCAAGAAAGATGGAGATAATGAATTTAACTTGGTCGGACATAGATTTCGACAAGCGTCAGATTTACCTAAACGAAACTAAAAACGGCGAAATTCGAACACTTATTTTAACTGAGCCGCCTTACAGCGTGTTGCTTGGTTTGTTTAGAGGCAGTAAGACGCATCTAGCCTTTCCGAGTCTAAAAAATACCAATAAGCCAATCGAGCTGAAACATTGTTTTATTCAAGCTTTAAGGCGCGCGGGTGTAACGAATTTTCATTTTCACGACTTGAGGCATAGCTGCGCATCTTACTTGGTGATGAATGGCGCTAGTTTAAATGAGATAGCAGAGATTTTAGGCCACAAAAGCCTGAATATGGTGAAGCGTTATGCCCACCTTTCAACAACGCATATTTCCGGGGTTGTGAATCGGATGGCGGAGAAAATGTTTAAGGAGTAAAATGTCAATTGAGCCAAGAGCACCGATAACCCATCTTTCAACAGCCGTTGACAGTATGTCGGAAAAAAGCATTTGCTATGTCACCGTAATTTGCGAAGATGGGAGCGTTTGGCAAAGAGTCAGCGATAGAGACCTGGAAGGTAAGTGGGTGTGTATCTTAAGCCCCGATCTATCAAGATCAAAAAAACAATAAAAAAGCGCCCCCCGAGAATTCCCAGAGAGCGCCCACACCACAAAAAACCCAATTTTTGTGAAGCGCCGTACCTACCGAGGCTTTTTTAAAAAGCAATTGATTTCTAAAGTCTTTTCGTTCATTTTTACCGCTTCTTGAAGTTCACCACTTCTAAAATAACCCACTACCGCTAGATGTTAGAGAGGATAACGAAGCTTTTTACCAAGCAGCAGATTCCAACAGAAAAGAAATCTTATTTTGGCGCCGCTGGTCTAGGGGCGTCTTCTGGCTTTTTAGGGAATAATTTTGTTTTCGCTAATAATAGCGTAAAATGGATGCAATACTATACCACCGTAGCCCCGGTTGGTGATGCGGTCAACAAAATTGCCGACAAAGCATCCAAAATCCCCCTTCTTCTTTTTGCTCCAGATAAAAAAGAGGCCGATCTTCCAGTCACTCAGCACCCCTTTCTATCTTTATTAAAAAAACCTAATTCATCTCAAACGCAGCAACAGTTTGTAAAAGAAGCACTGGTTCATTGGACGGCAACGGGGAACCAATATCTTAGGGTGATGGGATTAATAAACGGGGATTCTCTGTCGAGAGAGCCCGTTGAACTATACAACCTGCGCCCCGATTTAATGAGCGTTAGTGGCGCTTTCATTAATGGCAAACCAAGTTATTATCAGTTCACCAACCCGAATGGCACGATAGCTACGTTCCATTATCGCCTGATGAAAAGTGCACAGGGCGAAATAGTTGAAGCTTACATAGACGACCAGGGTTTTAGTCAGCTTTATCATTTTAAAAACATCTCAACACGCACCTACAGCAACTTCCAATCCACTTCTTACTACTACAACGTTTACGGTGACGCACCCTTGCAGTCAGCGGAAATCCAGATAGGTCAATTCTTCGAAGCAGCAGTTTACAACTACTTTCTGATCGTAAACGGACTCAGCGCGCGCAAACTTATTAGTTTGGATTCAAAAACTGGGGAGCTTCTAACACAGGCGCAGAAAGATACACTTAAGGAATTCATAGAAAAAAACTTCTCTGGCGCAGTCAATTCAGGCAAGACTCTAGTTTCGCCAATTCCTCTTAAAGTGGAAGACCTCCAAATCGCCCTCAAAGACATGGATTTTAAAGATCTTTATGACAGAGCGACCGAGTCAGTTTACCGTGCTTTAAACATACCGTTGCCGCTGATTAACAACGAGCATACAAGCATGAACAACATGGACGTTTCCACTCTCATGTTTTTTGATGACGGAGTTTTGCCTCAACTAGATAATTTTTGCGAAAACATTTTTGCGTTTGTTATTTCTCAGCGCTACAAGGATGGCAGTGACTTTCTGCGCTTAAGTTATAACCCAAATTCTATTGCAGCTCTACAGCCAAGAATTGCGCAGGTGATAAAACTACAAAAAGAAGCTGGCGTTTCGACGATAAACGAACTTCGACAAAATCTTGGTCTTGGTCGAATTGACAGCGAAGGCTGTGACGATATTTATTTGCCGGGCACTCTGGTGCCAGTGGGTAGAGATACAAACCTGCGTGATGCGATTGGCATGGACGCACCAGACACCACCGACAGGGATGGAAAGAAATGGCTAGAAAAGCAAATGCGAGAATCAAAGCAGGCCAATGGAGAGCCGCTTTATTCAGAAAAAGCAATTAGCATTCTGACTGCCTAAAATTTCGCCTTCATAGACACTCTCTTTGGGGCAGAGGGTGTGAGGGTTGCGATGCTTTTTTGAAAGAAAAAGTTAAGTCTGTGGCGAGGAAAGAAGACGGTTTACCGTTTTGCAGACAATCGCAGCAAAGCCCCAAAAAACCAACAAATCACCACCTATGTCAAACATCATCGACCTTGGCCTAGAAAAGGCTAAAAGAATTTTAAAAAAGCGTTTTTTAATCCTTGGAAAGCGCTTTGAAGATTTGAACTTCGAGGAAAGAATGATGATTCGAAACAAGATTCGCGAGATGAAAGCCAAGACTAAATTCCACCCTTACTCGCCAGTAAACGTGCTAAGCTCGATGATTTAATGCAATCAATCCAAGAGATCGACTTAGCTAAATATCAGATCGAATTAAAATACATTCCGCAACTCAGAAAGACCTTCGCCCATATGGCGCAAGATGCCACGGCGCTTTACATGAAAGACAAAGTCGTTCCTGCAAAACAACTAGCCAACAATTACAATCCTGAATTTTTAAAGATCGTCAGGGACGCACAAAGAGAAGCGATAAAGGTGTTTGGCTTCAACATAAGGGAAATGGGCGAAAAAAAGGGTTTGGCATTCAAAACGGCTAAGTTTAAGGCTTTGCTCAACTATCATATCGACACCAAGGACATTGACGAAGTTGATGAGGAGGAGCCAATCAATTCTTCAGCGTTGGAAAGGGTAAACGCAGAATTTGCTTTAGCAGCTGCGCTATTTGTGGCAAACACAAGCGAAGAGCAATTGGCTTACATTACAGCCACGAATGAAAAAGATATTCAAGATGCCGAAGTGACGGCGCTGATTTTATTTTTGCATCAAACCACTACTCTAACCAACCAAATTGGCGCGCTAGAAGAGCAAATCAGAAAGATTGATTTTGATACGATGTTTGGCGCTTCTAAGCCTATTGGCGATGCCAAGAAAGAAA